AGGAAAAACAAATCATGGAAGAAAAAACACCGCAAAAAAGGTTAAAACCAATAGTATACACTACTAATTATTTTAAGCGTGGAAGTCAGAACACAACTGAGCAGATGTTTTTGTTAAAGGCGTTACAAGTGACTCAGGACCCTAAAAAATTGAGAGATATGATAGGAGTTAGAACGGTCGCTGAAGTATATAGGACGCTTGATAAGCTTGCTATGAGGAAGGAATATCATTCTGCCCTCTCTCGCCTTGGTATTTCTTTTGATTATATTGCTGGAGGAATTAAGGAAATAGCTGATAACGCTGGCAAGGCCGAAGTTAGGTTGAAGGCGTTTGAAACATTGCTTAAATCTGTTGGTATGGAAAAATATGACGATGCTGGAGTTGCTTCTACTGGAACTTGGGAGGAAGTTTTGCTTAAGAAGATAGAGGAGGGAAAGAAAGATGAATCTAAGCCAGCGATAAGTGCTCCAGAGAAATATGATGTTAAGGTTCCAGAGATACCAGAATCTGTCAAGAAGGCACGTTCTGAAGAGGAAGAGATGCTTTCAAGTATTTACGATGAAAAGCCTAAAAATATATGACAAATGATATAGCGGTAGAAAGACTTCTTGACCCAAAGTTTTATTTGGAAAGTTTTGTTAAGATAAAAGCTAAAACGCCTGGACTCCAGCCGTTTCTTTTAAATGAGGCTCAAAAAGATCTTTTTAATGCCTTAAATACCCATTCTAGGGTTATTATATTGAAGGCAAGGCAAATTGGTTTCTGCCTTGACAAAAATACAAAAATATTGTCTAGTGATTTAAAATGGATAAGAATAGACGATATAAAGGTTGGGCAAGAACTTGTTTCCGTAGACGAGAATTCTTTGACTAGGGGGAAGGGAAGCAGTAGGAAGATGAGGACTTCTATTGTTGAAGGAAAATGGGAAGTAGAAGAAGAAGCTTATCGTATTGTTATGGAAGATGGAAGGGTTCTCATTGCAACTGGAAAACATAGATTTATGTCTAAAAAAAAGGCACATACTGATGTTTGTTGGAGGAAGGTTGAAGAAATGGTTATCGGTTCTGAAATTAGATATATTGTTAAGCCCTGGGGAGATACTTCCGTAGAAGATGCTTGGTTTGGAGGGTTGATAGATGGAGAAGGATCATTGCGTTATAAAAATCATTCTGGAGCAGAAATTTGCGTGGTACAAAATACTGATGGTATTATTTGGGATGAAATGAAAAAATATGCTGAATCTAATGGTTATAATTTCTGTATAGAATTAGATAATAGACCATATACTCAAAGTGGAAAGTTTTCTAACAAACAATGTGGTAAAGTCGTGATGAATAGAATGGATGAGGTCTTTCGTTTAGTTGGTCAAACTCGTCCTAAACGTTTTTTAGGTAAAAAATGGTGGGAAGGAAAAGAGTTACCTGGAAAATGTTCTGGGATAGGTTGGTCTAAAATAAAGTCTATAGAATCTATAGGAACAAGGAAGATGATAGATCTTCAGACTTCTACTAAAACATTTATTGCGGAAGGATTCGTTTCTCATAATTCCACAGCTGTCACTGGGTTTCTTTATCATAAAACAATCACAACCCCTGGTACCAATACAGCTCTTATCGGATATAACTCAGACCTTACTGCTGAGTTGCTTGATAAGGTTAAGACTTTTTACAGAACTACCCCAGACTCTATAAGGCCACAAATACAATATAACAGTAAGTATGAAATTTCATTTCCAGCCATAGATTCTAAGATATTGGTTCTTCCTTCCAGCGAGAATGTAGGCAGAGGATATACTCTTCATAATGTTCTTTGTACTGAACTAGCATTTTGGGAGAAAGCTGAGGAAAAAATGTTAGCTATTGAAAATTCGGTCCCCCAAAATGGTAAGATTATAATTGAGTCTACCCCTAATGCTATTGGAAATTTATACCATAGAATGTGGATGGCGGAAAACGGTTATTGTAAGAAAGAATATGGTTGGTGGTGGCATTATACAGAAGAAGAAATAGAGATTATAAGGAGACGCATTAATAATCCAATGCGTTTTGCCCAAGAATATGGACTTGAGTTCCTTTCCTCTGGTCGTCCAGTATTCAGTTCTGACCTGATAAAAAGGCTCAGGAAGGGAGTATATAAGATAGGGCAACATGTTAAGGATAGGGAGGGGATAGAATCTATTGTAACCCAAAACGAAGATGGTCTTATTATGTATCATCAACCTCATGCGGATAAGACATATGTATTGGGGGCAGATGTTTCAGAGGGAGTAACTGGGGGAGATTATTCTGTTTTTACTATTTTTGATAGAAAAACTGGAGAAGAGGTGGCTTTTTGGAGGGGATATTTAACTGCTGACAGATTCGGTGCGGTTATAAACAAAAGTGGTAGATTGTATAATAATGCTTTGGCGGTTATAGAAATCAATAACCATGGTCTGACAACGGTAACTGCTTTAAGGAACTTAATGTATCCTCAGCTGTATTTTCGGCCAGTAACACAGATGGATATGATGGGGGTTAGATTCAGCGATAGAATGGGGTGGAAAACTACAAAAGTAACAAGACCGTTGATGATAGACGATTTAAGAGAGGCTCTTGCTGAAAATAGTTTAACTCTCCATACAGAAAAAACCCTAGACGAAATGTTAACTTTTGTTTTCGACGATGGTGGAAACATGGTAACTCAGTCTTCGTTTCATGACGATGGAATTATGGCAACTGCAATAGCATTACAAGGATTTAAGGTTTTGGCTGGCGGTAAGTTGGACCAGATTGATTACGAACAAATTTTGCCAGAATCTTCTTCTTATTAGTCAACTTGGTACTAATGTAATATATAATCATGACAAAACGATTCGGAAATACATATAATGCCTCTGAATTAGGAAAGGACGAGGTAGAATTACAGCGTTTGTTTCGATTACAATGTGACGATGCTCGCAATTATTTTCTTTCTGTAATAAAGCCTCGTTTGGATCGTTCATATAAACTTTATATTGCTTATGGTGGAGATAGGCAGAGGGAAATAAGGAAATGGCAGAGCAACGTGCAGGTTCCCTATATACAATCAGCGGTTGAAACAATGGTTCCACGTATAGTTGATGCAAGACCTGAATTTACTGTTTTAGGAAGGAATGTTGATGATCAGGTTAAGGCTGAAAAACAACAGAAATTGATGGATTATTATTGGGAGGTGGCTGGGATGGATTCTAAAACAGAAGATTTTGTCCGTGCTTGTCTTATTTATGGAATATCATTTCTTCAGGTTTTTTGGAAAAAAGATGTCAGAAAGCTTAAATTTCTTAGAACAAAAGATATAGCTAGTAAAAAATATGCTTGGAAGGAGGAGGAAAAGACCTTTTTTGATGGTCCTATGTGTGAATGGGTTGATAACTATAACCTTTGGTACGACTGGCATAATACATCGAGATTGAGTAAGCAGTATTGGTTCAAGCGCATAGTTATAAACGGCTCCGAGATAGAAAGAAGGTATCCTATGGCGGATAAGAACAGGCTTAAATTAGCCTTATCTTCCCCTGGAGGAGATTTAACTGATTATGCTTCTATAAGACAGCAAGTTAGAACGACTAATATATACAGTACTAAGAGTTCTTCTGCCCAAATGCTTTCTTCTTATGGAAGTACATACGGTTCTGACAAATATAACAATACTCAGGATGAATTGCTTAAGATGTATGAAGTTTTTGAATGGTGGAGGCCCTTTGATGACGCCTATGCTGTTATGGTCGGAGGAAGTAGCGTTCCTATCTTTAAAGATGGATTTATGCCTATTCCTTTTGACTTCAAGGAAACTCCATTTATAGATGCTTCATATTTAAAAATACCAGGAGAGTTTGAGGGATATGGACTTCCATTGATTTTGGAAAGCCCTCAAATAATGTTGAATTTGGTTAAAAATCAAAGACTTGATTCAGCTACTCTTTCGATACATAAAATGTGGGTGGTAAACCCATTGGCTAATATAAATAAAGACGAATTAGTTACTAGGCCGTTTGGAATTATATATTCCATAGACCCGAACGGCGTTAAAGAAATACAATTTAGCGATATAAAGCCATCTGCCTATAAAGAGGAAGAATTATTGAAGAGTGATATGCAATATGCATCTGGTGTTGATGATTTCTCTCAGGGAGTTGGAGGCGGAGGGAATAATAGTGCCACAGAAGTCAGGCATTTAAGAGAATCAACGCTAGAAAGGGTAAGGATGTTTGTAAATCATCTTGGAGATTCTTATGCCGATGTATTGCGTTATTGGATGGATATGACCAGGCAATTGCTTTCTGAGAAGATGACTATACGTATAATTGGACAGAACGGGCAACCAGAATATCCATTAATAGACCCAGATGATTTTAAGGGATATTATGATTATCGTGCCAAAGTGCTTCCTTCTATTGCTGGACAAGATGAGGTTAAAAAGAAACAGGATATGGATTTATATCAACTTCTTATTAACCTTCCGTTTGTTGATCCTCAAAAATTAACTGCAAAAGTTATTACAGATTGGGGATGGTCTCTTGATACTATTTCTAAGCCAGATGAACAGGTTTCTCAACCTGGTCAAGTTGGACCAGATGGACAGCCGATGGGGGGAGCGATTCCATCTGAAATTTCTGCTCCAGCTGATATAAATTCCATGATGGCTTCTATGCCAGCGTCTCCTGCTGGAATACAGTCTATGCCTACTGACGGTGTTGGTGGACCTGGATTCAGTGGGTTTATACCACGTTCTTCATTGCATTCTGTTGTGAAGCATTTAAGACGTTCTGGAGAGAGATACGGTAGCGATGAAAATAGTTTTTCTCAGCTTTCTACCCCTATAAATTTACTTATGAGCGGTATGCCTCCTACGGCAAAGGGAGTTCCTACAGTAGATAAAAGCCGGACGACTACGATACCGAATATTGCTGGGCTGAATAGGGGAGGGAAAGTTAATACAGATATTCCGTCTAGGAACACAACCAGCGTCCAATCTAATATTTTGAATAGAGCATTAAGCACACAAGCTGAAAATAAATAAGTTAAATATAATTTTATGGATTCAATTCAACCAATTCAACCAGCGGTAAGCCAACCGCCAGCAATGCCAATTCCTAGTTCCCAGAATCTTCCTGAGTGGAATCGGCCACCGATTGCGAATGATAAAAATATGGATAAGAAGAAACAGTTGTTGCAAAGATTAATGTCCGATCTCATGAACAAACCAGGGAGGAGTGTTAACGAGATGATAAATGGAGTAAAGAGTGTTTTGAGCACATATAAAAGCTATGCTAAGGAACTGGATACATTAGATGGTGCCCAACAGGCTGGTTCCCCTGCTTCTGGCACGGCTAGCAGTGGAGATATCCAAAGTATATTAAGAGGCATACAGCAGAAAAAGGCTGGAACACCTAGTGTCCCTGGTCAACAACCAGGCAATGGTATTTAAGTTATTAACCAATAATTTATTTTTTATGACAACAAAAGCAAAAAAAGATATAGTCAAAAGTCTTGTGAAAAAATCATCTGGTAAGTCTTGTGATGGAAAAGGAGGTATTGGTAGCAAATATCCCGGTATTGCACAGTTGACCCCTGGGAAAAAAACTCAACCTGGGAGTGGGTTTAAACCAAATCCAGTTGATAAATTCAAACAACCTAAATTGAGGATGGGAGGCGGAATGAAACTTCTTTAGTCTTATGAATAATCTACAAAAGGCTATATACGAATATAAACATATCCCCGCTGATTTAGCTAAGCTATCAAAGAAGCATCCAGGGGGTTTTATATTGGAGGGTTATGATGGAAAATATGTTAATACTGGGACGGCCAAGAAACAGGACGGAGGTAACAAAACATTGCTTAAGAAGGTTCCTAATTATTTTGAACCGAAACAAAAAGAATTAAAAACAATATTATCAAAATATAAAAATAAAAAAAATATATCTTAATATGAAAAAAGATAAAAAAAACGAAGTCCCTGAGACCCCAGAAAAGCAGTCATCAAATGTCAGTTCCTATTTTACAAAAGAAATAAATGAACAGATATCTGAAATGTCTATGAAAGAAATGGAGGTTTTAATGAAGGAAATGATATCAAGCAGAGTTTGGATCGCATTTTTAAAATACATAAACAGCAGGACTCCGATTTTGGATGGAATATTGCGTGCTACTAATCCAGTAAAAGATCCGAGTAGTATCTCTTGGGCACAAGGTTGCCTGGCAGGCCTGAGTGATATAGAAAAATATGTTATTGATTTGAATAATCCTGAGCCAGAAGAAGAAAAGGAAAAAGAGGGTGCCGAATTCAGGCCAGAGGGAATTATTGATTAGTACTATTATATAAATAGTTTATGCAGTATCAAGGGCCGACAACAACTGAAAAATCAAAAGATGAAGGCAGATTAAAAATTGATGCTGGATTAAGTTATAAAAATAAGAAAAAAAAGTTGCTTAAAAATATTGTTAAAAAATATGCAAAATAAAAATGCCAAAAAGGCGATGTTAAAAAATATTCTGAAGGGGAAGGGAGAAGGAAAATCTCCGATAAAAATTCAAAATGGATT